TCTGTGAGGATGCGTCCTCGGTTGTCGGTGCGTTTGAGGCTTGCCATTTGGGGATTGCTCCTTTCGTAATGCTACAGGGAATGTCGTAACTCTACAGTTACATTATATCATGCGATACGGCTGAAGTCAAGAAATCGAAAGTAATATTTCAATTACATTTACAATTTTATATTGACTTTATTCCGCTGTTGGTTTATAATAGAATTGACCATATTGTGAGGTAGTGTGTTATGATGACCGAGAAAATCAAAATTGCTATGATAAAAAAGAATATATCCGTAAAAGATCTTGCCGCACGGCTGGGGTGTACATCTCAAAATCTGAGCGGAAAGTTCAAGCGTGACAATTTCAGCGAGAGGGAGCTTCAAGAGATTGCGGCGGTTCTGGATTGCACCTTTGAGGGACGGTTTATACGGAATGATACAGGTGAGGAAATATAGCTAAAGAATGGAGAGCGTAGGTGTTTGCCTACGCCCTTTGTGTTTACGCGGTCTTTGCGTTCTCCTTATGTGGTTCCGTGATATCGCAGTCTGACAAAGATTTCATGATCTCTTCAAGAATGGCAATACTGCCACTCAGATTAGCAAGATTCATTTTGCCATGTACACTGATATTGTCCAGTGCATTCAATACCGCTACCAGACGATTGAGAATTTCTTCCTTCATATATATTAAGCCTCTTTCATTTCAATAATTTGCTTTTCAAGCTCTTCGATACGACGGTAAAGTTTCTGAATCATGTATGTGTTCAGAGAAATAAACTCACCATACCGAATTTTGTAATGGTCTTCTTCGATCTCTTTTTCGTCTACTACATCCTTAACAGACGAAATAACAAGACCTGCAAAATCGTTTGTTGTCAAACCACTGTTGTGAATTGCATCTTCTACATCCTGTGCGATAAATCCCGTATGTAATCGACCGGAATTTCCATACTTCATCTTGAAAGACGATGGTTTCAAACCCATATAGAAATCAACATATTTATCCATATCATAATCTATGGAATTTTTCATTCTGCGGTCTGAAACGATCTGAATTTCTTCACTTGCACAAATACCGCCTTCAATAACATAGAAGTCCATCGCATTCAATGTATTTGATGCGGTCATACGGCAACCTTTATTTGTTACAAGGAAGTATGGAGCATATCCATAACCATTTGCTCCAAACATCATAGCTCCGTATGTTCTATCAACACCGGTATGACCGTAGCCTTTAGCAAATCCACCGAAACCACACGTCAACGAAACATTATCCGCATCAATATCGCCAGCCAGAATATAGGATGCGTTGACTGCAAGATAAAATCTACCGTTTTGGTAATACGAATATATACCATCATAATAATAGTCGCTTGAACCTTCATACAAAGCTCTTGCAATATTACCACGAGTGACATCTGCATCCGTACCATCTTGTCCGTCTTCCCCATTGTATCCCTGAATCTGCATCGCCGCAGTCCAAGTAAGACCACCGTCATATGAATAAGAAGCATAATAGTCATACGCAATACGCAATGTTCTATGCCATCCGCTTGATGACGAACTTGGATAAGAGTAAAACGATTCTGTTGGCGTTGAAAGAGCATAAGGTGAATACAACACACGAATCGGGCTACTGCCTGATCCCCATGTAATATTGCCTTGCAAATTGATACTGCCGGTCATTGTAATGTTACCGGTTGTACCATCAATCTGAATATTACCCAGATCAAGATAATTGCTGTCAAACTTCGTCTTGTCCGATGTCATCATAGATCTACCAGAGCTGTCAAGGAAATCGGAAGCCTGTACAACTCCCTTAAAATTACCGCTTGCAGCTACCAGTTGACCACTGAATTTACCGTCACAACCTTCCAGTGTACCTTTGATATGAACATTACCGTTTGTATCAACCCAGAAATTTGCATTGTTTGTGTTGATGGTATATTCATCATCTGTATACAACGGATACTTACCAATTGCAATGCCAGAATGCGGATTCAAAGTGATATGAACCTTATTACCGTCATAGATATCGAAAACTGCATTATGAAGCGATGCCCCACTTCCGTCAACTCGGAATACCGCAGTGTCACCATTTTTCTTTGCACTTTCAATAATCAGACTGTTACCAGCAAGAATCTTACCGATAAGACTATCGGCAATGACACCACTGCTCATGGTTCCATCTTCCGTTTTCATCTGACCAATAGCCAGATTTGCAGTTTCCCAACTATCCGTGGTGAACATGATTGAGCCATTGTTCATCCAGATTTCATATGGTTCATATTCTGTAGTAGAACCGTCCTTCCACTTGCGAAGTCTGAATCCGGATTCACCCCATGTAATTGCCTGACCAGTGCTGGAAATGATATTATTCTTGGCAATATCAAGCGCAGACTTCATAAACTGGCTAAGCGAAGTTTCCGCACCGCTATTGACAAACTGGCTATATGACCACCGTCCACTATCAAGTGTTGCTCCTGCGGTCTTAGCATCTTCAATTAAATCAGAATATAAGAAATCGCCGCCAGCATAATATTTACTGGATATCTCAGCAGAGAAATTTTCAAGGTTTTCAAAAGAGATATGAACACCAATTAAAAACGGTGTCAATATCTTTCCGTCCCGATGCTTCCAGTACAACCGGCTACCGAGTTCGAGTTTATTCTTGAATGGCTCGAATTCTGTCAATGCAAGGAAGTTCGCCAAGTCCAGAGAACATGAATATGAGGGATATGCCAGTTTATCAAGAAGCTCTGTACCATAGTCAAACAGATCCCATTCCACTGCGCGTTGCTCATATTCTGTGGTACTCCGTGTAAAATACAGATTTGCTGATCCAATTCTAAAGGACACTGCTGTTCCGTCAGAAATCGCACCGCCAACGCTTGTATCGGCTTGCACATTTGATATAACAGAACTTGCTGTACCAGAAATGGAGAGACATCCGCTTGGGAATGATTCACCATTCAATGTACCGCCGCTGAGCCGTGCTGTAAACAATAATCCTTTGTCCGTATCATAATCAAGTGACGCGCGGATATTATTGGCGCTCAACCTAAAACCGGAATAACTGCATTCGATCCGACCGCCAGAAATAGAATAGATATCCTTTTCCATCTCATTTTCAGTCATCGTAACTACAGCATTAGACATACTAAATGTAGCACCGGAAACCCTTGTGCTTTCACCTGGGCTGTCATATGCGTCCACTTCAATCGAAACAAAGGAATCTTCTGAAATAGAATCTTCTTTCAAATAACGGTCAACAACTTTATACTCATCTTCGGTGAAAAATGCACTCAGTTTTGTCTTTTCGTTGATCTCCTGCATTGTTGCATTCAGATTGGATACTTCTACTGAAATAGCGACAAGTTCACTCTGCTTTGCAGTAATTTCGCTCTGCTTTGCACGGATATTGCTGTTAGCAGTGTTCAGATCACTTTGCGATTTCAATCCTTGTGCAATACCTTGGATAACCACAGCCTGAATATTTTCAAGACTTGCAAGTTCACCCTTTAATGTGGTGAGTGCAGCCTGCTCTGTTACAAGCTGTGCTGTTTTCAAAGCTTCTTCGACTGTCAGATTATAATACACACGCTGATAAGATTGGAAAGTCTGCTTCCAAATCTCATACTTGTCAATCATCGACTGACTGAAATTATCAGGCGTCATAAAATAGTCAAGGTTAATGATGTTTGTTGTACCCATCGGATTTACACTACGGATATCAACACCATCTGCACCATACACAAAAAGACTTGTGATTATGTTTTCCGATTCTTCTTTGATCTCTACGCTCTTCACGAGATTATCCATAGAGAACAAAACCGGCTTTACTGTAGGTTCATTGGTAATATCTCGCACATAGATCATTCGATTATATGTGTCAAAATCAAAGACGCATCCATAACTTTCCTGTAAATCAGACTTCATGAAATTATAGATGTTTTGATCTCCACTATCATCAAAAGTACGGTACTTGTCGATCAAAGACGAGTCGATTTTTGCCAGTTTCCACGACGGCATCAATTCAAGGATGATACCAAGAATTGTACCTTTGGGCGCATAAGGATTCCAGAGATTATATGTACCCGCTGTCAATTCCAGTTTTTTGAATGTGAATTCATACTCCAAAGAATGAGCTGTACATTTCTTTATGAGCTTTACACCGTCATCGTCTTCATGGGGATCGACAAGGATGAACCGACCGTAATTTTTCAAATCAATAATACGCATACCGACAACATTGTTGTAGTTTGGTGTCAATACACCATCGACATATCCCGGTAAATCGAATTTCAATGTCGATACCTCATTATAGCTTAAATCAGCTTCGACATTAAAGGCATAATTCAGTACGCCCATCGGTGTATCATCAAGATTTTGCAATATAAGCGTCGGTGGCTCTTTAACGTTTACTTTTGAGAAATCAATAACCATATATTACCCCCTTTGTTGTAAATTGATTAGATTGCGCCCACCCAATGTGAATGGGCGCGAATTTTACCGTAATAAGTGACTGCCTATTGTGTTCTTCACACCTCTGCGTTTGGAAGCCATAAGCAATCTGTCAATCGTATGGTCAGCGTAGTAATCGGCAAACTGCTTCATATTTTCCTCGCTGATATCTTCCATATGGAATTCGTTGTTGATGGTAATTCGTTCCTCTCTTGTGGAATTGTCCGTATCACCATTATTGTTTGTAATGGTTTCTATAACACCGGAAGCGGATGTATCGGAATCAGTGATACCATCAATCATTGTGTCAATGATCGTGCGCATATTCTTGACTTTTTCAAGTAAGCTCGTATAATCGCCTTTTGTAAGGACTAACTCACCGATTTCGAGCTTAGCCAATACTTCATTATTTTTTAGTTCCGGATCATCGCCGACAATACCGCCGGTATGATATGTATATGGCTTATACTTGTCATACAGCTTCTCACCGCCGATATCGTCGAGATACCATACACCATCATTTCCACGGACGGCTGTAATGCCATACTGTGCCAACATCGCACCGAGTTCCAGATTTCGTGCATCAAGGCGTTTTTGCCCCTCTCCATCTGCTGTATGATAAGATTGGCTGTTTGCATACATTTCCTTGATGATAGAATGAACGGCGTTATCTGTATACTGCTGATTCCGTGCCTGTTCTTTTTCGTATGCCACATTTGATGAAATACCATCTAAGGCAGAAACAACATTGCCGTATTCCTCAGCGGCGGCTTTTGCAGTCATCCATGCTGATGTAATGGAATTTTCACCATCGATCATGTCGCCGTACTGCTCATTCCATGAAATCAAATCTTTGTACAACTGTTCCCAGTTATTGTCAATTCGAGCGATTGCAGCGGCGTATACTTCGGCTTCGGTGTCAACGGTATTCTCAACCATAGAAATTTCATGATTCTTGGTTTCTTCAAATGCGTCAGCTTCTTTGTCAAGTGCATCAACCTGAGCGTCATATGAATACTGCGCCTGATAATCTGCAAGCTCGGCTTCCAATTCGGCAAGTTCCTGCGCGAGTGTCTGCTTTTCTGCATTGGCTTTACGGCTGTCATCACGTTCGAGCTGTGCGATTTTTGCTTGAACCTCTGCGATTTCAGCGGTACGCTTAGCAACCTCTTTTTCGTAGTTTTCCTCATCGTAGGATGTGGAGAGGGCTTTCTTCTTGAGGTCGATGATCTTTTTATAAGCGTCAATTTGATCTTCCAGTGCATCAACCTGATCTTCGGCTTCCTGACGCACCAACTCCATTGTCATTTCGATAATTTCTGTCAGTGCTTCTTTCTGCTCATTGTAAATTTCAAGCTGAGTTTCACGCAACAAAGTGTTGTATTCTTTCAGAGACAACGTGCCTTCTTCAAACAGTCTATTGATTGCCGCAATCTTTTGTTTGAGATAATCAACCTTAGTGAAGTCAAGATCACCCCAAAGCTCAAAGCCGTCCGCATACTCAATAAAGTCATCGAAAACACTTAAAGCGTCGTCTGCAATCTGACTGTTGATATCGCGGATTGCACTTTCAGCATCCCACCATGAATCAATACATTCCTGAATTGCTTCGTCATTCTCGTCAAGTCCGGTAGCGCGGAGACGGTCTGCCTCTTCTGCCGCCGCTCTCTGAATAGCTCTTTGCGCTTCAAGCTGTTTGTTCAGATTCTCGGACATCGCCGCTGAAGAACGATTGCTATCTAAAGCGTCATACTGACTCTCTAAATAGTTAATCGTATTCTCATGCTCTTCGACTGTGGTTTTATAGATATCATGGAGCATCTCTTCGATAGACTCCTGATAATCCCACCACTGCTTTTGAAGCTCTTGGATATAGTCGTCATTTTCGTCTGCACCGGCTGCACGGGCGCGGGCGGCTTCTGACTGTGTTTCTTCCTGCATCTTACGGTAAATGTCGATTATTTCTTGACTGTCTGCGTCTGCTTGTTCTTTCAGGAAAATATCGTGCTTAAAATCACCGATGGAATCACTATATAATTGCTGATAAATATCCTCGATAGACTCTTGATAATCCCACCACTGCTTTTGAAGTGCCTGGATCAGCTCGTGATTGTCATTCAGACCGGCGGCGCGGTATTTGTCTGCCTGCTCATGCACAGTTTGCTGTAACTGCTCATAGAGCCTGACAACCTCTTTCATGTCGCCGTCCTGATGCGTTATAAGCATAATCTGATGTTCCGTGTCACCGAGAGTGTCATCAAACAAAGCTTTTGTTTTGTCGTAGACTTCTTCTTGATACTTGTAGTAGTCATCAAGCTCAATCTGGCCAGCATCGTATGCAGCTTTATATGCGGAATTCAGCCATAACAGATAGTCTTCAACGCTCTCTTGATCCATCTTCAGATAATGCTGGTGGAGCTTATACGCTTTCTCGAATTCTGTTTCTTCTTTTGTGGATGAACTACGGCTGGTGGTTGTTGTACCGAATTTGTAGTTTTCCGGGTTAAGAAGATCACTCATCAGCTTGTCAATGGCTTCGATTCGCTTGATTTCATCGATGGAAGCCGCAACATATTCTTCCAGACCATCGACCCAACCGCCGCTTGCTGTACGATTGAAGTAGCTTTCCCATGCCGTGACATAATCGTCAAAAGTTTCGATTTGCTTACCGGTATCGGCATAATACTTCTCAAAGATATCATCAACAGTATCAGCGGTTTTGCTGTTGTTTGCGTTCTCAATAAGCGTATTACGCGCCGCTTGCTTTGCAAGAGATTCATTGATTTTGAGCAGTTCAGCCTTTGCTGCAATCAGCTCCAATACCGCGCTTTCTTCGATCTGATATCCGTTGGCACTCTCAATGATACCGTCAATCAGTTCCGGATACTGCTCAATAAGATCGAGCATAGCAAGGGAGCTATATTCCGTCCCCTCTCGTGTATCGCTAAGC